GTTAGAGATTATACTGAAAATATTATTCAGTTTCAAGAAGCACCATCTAACTTAAATGCTCTTGCAGAAAGTAGATCTACTGTTATTGGTTCTACTACTGCTGAACAAGCAGATCCAGTTAAACAAACATCTACAAACCAGACAATTCCTACTGTTCCCCCAGCAAAGTCAGTGACTAACGTTGCTGCTGCGTCTCAAGGTATTAAGGCACTTATTTCAGCTTGTGATAAAGTTGGTCTCACAACTAAAGAACAGAAATGTGCATTGCTTGGAATTGCTGGAGGTGAATCTGGTTGGATACCAAAACAAGAAGCATATAATTACAACCCTGCTCGTTTGAAACAAGTTTATTCTTTTGCTACAGATGAAGACGTAGAGAAATATGCTAATGCTCAAAAGAAAGGTTTAACACGTGAGGAATTTTTCTCATGGGCATATGGACCAACTAAACGTGGTAAAGGATTTTTAGGAAACTTAACTGACGAACATGGTGGAAAGTATTTTGGTCGTGGCTTTATTCAGTTGACTGGTCGTGCCAACTATATTAAGTATGAAAAAATGGCTAATGCCATGGGATTGTCATTAGATATTGTAAATAATCCAGATTCATTAGATGATGACATCAACGTTTCTGCTCTTGTTGCTGCTTTATACATTAAGGATAGAGTATCAAAAGGTGTTAATCCAAACTCACATCCTGGATATTTCTTTGCAGCAAAACAAGCAGTTGGGGTAAACACTCCTGATATTGCTGCACGTAAACAATCATACTACGAATACTTCTACGGTTTAGAATCTTCTGGTGGTGTTGTCAAAGATGCTGGTGCAGTATTTCCTGGAGAACCAGTAATCACTGGAACAGATAAACCTGGACCATCAGATAAATCAATTCAGTCTGGTTCATATGGTGTAGGTTTCCGTGATCCAAATAACAAATATCCATTAAAAGAATATCTTGGTGAGTCTGATATTAATAGACTTGCTCGTGGTATTGTTGATGGAACAGTTGTTGGGTTAAAAGATGCTAAACGTGTATTTGGAATCCCAAAAGCCAATGGTATGGGTTCTTGGGATCAACCACAACCTGTTTATGGTGCGAAGTATCCATTCAACAAAGTGTTTGAGTCTGAATCTGGACACGTACAAGAATTTGATGATACTCCAGGACAGGAACGTATTCACACTTACCATCGCTCTGGAACTTTTACAGAAATTGATGCGAATGGCACTCAAGTTAATTATATCATTGGCGACAACTATGTTCTCATGGAGAAGAATGGTTGTATTCACGTAGCTGGTGAATGTAACATTACTGTGGACGGAACTGCTAATATTCTTGCTAGAACAGACGCAAATATCGAGGTTGCACAAAATGCTACAGTCAAAGTTGGAAATAACTTAGACGTTGGAGTTGCGAATGATGTTGCAATGGCTGTTGGTGGGGACATGCAAGTTAAAGTTGCTGGAACATATTCTATTGATGCTAATGCTATCAATATCAAGTCACAAGAAGCATTAAATGTTCAAGCAGTAGCAGAACTTTCTATCAAAGGTAATTCAGCTAATATTGAATCAGTTGGCGATTTAAGTATTCTTGCTGGTGGCACTGCTCGCATGGACTACGCAGAAGGACAGTTTGGTAATGGTGCAGACGGAGCTAACGATGTTGATAATGTAGAATTATCACCTCCATCTGCAGGAATTGCTCTAAACCCTGTTGTACCATATTCAATCCCTCCAGAGAGACAGATTGAAGAGAAAGCAACTATTGAGACACCCGATGACTGGGATACACCAGAGGGTCGTGCGGTTGCTGCAGAAACAAACAGAAAAGATGCTGTTGTTGGTGCACCAGTTCCTATTGCGGATGAAACTGCGCCAGCAGCAACTGGTGGTGTTTCTGGTAAAGCTATTGATAAATCTTTAATTATCAGTTCAAAAGATTACACTAATGATTATCGTTTATCTAAGAACTTCTCACTAGGTATGTTAATTGCTGGTGGTGTCAATGGTAAACATAGACTAACTGCTCAGATGTTACGTTATGGTGGATCTACAGATCGTTTATTTACTGTTGAAGAAATCGTTGGTCACTTAGCTGATACTGCACATAACGTATTGGAACCTGCTTTAGCAGTTCTTCCAGGTGGTATTGGTGGCTGGAAAACACAGTGGGAAATCACTTCTGGTTATCGTTTGAAGGGTGTTGTTCCTACTGAGTCTGCTACTTCAGACCACTGTAAAGGGCATTGTGTAGATATTATTTTGAAACACCCAGATCTATACACTAAAACATATGAAACAATTCAACAGATTGAACGAGTTGTTGCTTACGACCAAATTATTTTAGAATATCGTTATCCAGGATCTTGTTGGATGCATATTGGATATCGTCCAGAAAATAATAGAAAGTGGGCATTTACTATGGTAAACGATTCCACTTATAAGAGAAACACTTTTGGTATTCCAGCTGGATTCTATCTACTAAGTACCATCCCTGCTCCTGCTAAGAAATAATGGCTTGGAATCCAGTATCTACTGATTTGGGATCTATTGATGAGAATGTTAATTTCTCTCATAGTGTGACCTATGAAGAGTTGGATCCACTAACAGAAACAATGGTTTCATATCCAGTCACTATAACTGCAAATGAAACCAACCCATCTAGTATTGTTATTAGTGGGAACACCATTTCTGGATACTATTTTGATTCTTTTGATTATAGTTTAACTTATAGAACAGAGGATGGAGATTTACCAGTCGTTTCTAAGTTTTCGCAGATTCCATTAAACCAGTTACATGAGATGGTTTCTTACAAGGCGAGTTTGGTGGTTTCTAAAACATTTAGTTATATCGCAGTAGCTAAAGATGGTGCAACAGTAAAAGCGACTCAAGTTTACACAAAAACTGTAACAAATAACTGGACTACTGGTAAGAACTCTTTACAAGAATATGTAGGATATACAATATGAGTGCTATTGTTAGATTGGGTGATATGAGCACAGGGCATGGTTGTTTTCCACCAACCCCTCTGGTTACAACACCAATACAAAAAACTTATGTTAATGGGATATTGGCTGGAGTGGCAGATCCGTCTTGCCAGTTTGCTACACATACTTGTGGTTTAACGACTCACCCACAACAAGAAAGATATCCTATCCCTAACCCAAATAATAAGACTTTTATAGAAGGATACCCGATTGCTGTTATTGGTGACGATATAAATTGTGGTGATGCAATAGCCGAAGGTTCTGCAAATACATTCAAGAGGTAAGATAAATAAGAGTATGGCTAATCCACTACCACAAATCCCGAATCATCGTTCAACCCGAGTCTTCCAAGACTTGGATCTAAACTTCACTCCACACCCTGTCACTAAAGACATCGTTAGGAAGTTTGACGAAAATGCTATTAAGCAGTCTATTAGAAATTTGATTCTAACTAGAAACTTTGAGAGACCATTCCACAGTGAAGTTGGTTCTCCAGTTCGTGGTTTAATGTTCGATCTAGTGACACCTTTGACAGCAATTACTGTTAAACGAGCAATTATTGATGTTATCAATAACTTTGAACCTAGAGCAGAACTGATGGAAGTTAACCCTGTTATTTCCCCAGACAACAATTCATTATATGTTTCGATCGTGTTCAAGATCAGAAACACAGAAAAACCAGTGACTTTAGATGTATTACTAGAGAGAACACGATAAATGGCTATCACTAAACGTATTAATGTATCAGAACTAGATTTTGATGCTATCAAGAATAACCTTAAACAGTTTATGGCTGGTAATGACCAGTTCAGTGACTATGATTTTGAAGGTTCGGCATTCTCAATTCTATTAGATGTTCTAGCGTACAACACTCACTACAATGCTCTTTATACTAACCTTGCAGTCAATGAATTATTCTTAGACTCTGCAAGTAAACGTTCATCTGTAGTTTCATTGGCTAAGAATCTTGGATATACTCCAAACTCAGCGTTGTGTGCTAAGGCATATGTAAATGCTACTATCACTGCACCTACTCTAAACCCAGACGTTGTTACATTACCTGCTGGTCAACCATTTTTGACTTCTATTGATGGTGTGTCATACACTTTCTATAATACATCAGACGTTTCCACTGTTTCTGCTTCTGGTTTCTATACGTTTAATAATGTAGAATTGATTGAAGGTAATCAGCTAACATATAGCTATATGATTACTGAAGGACAACGATATATTATTCCTAATTCAAACGTTGACTTGACTACACTAAAAGTTAAACTACGTGATACAGAAACAGATGATTTGTTCACTGTGTTTACTCCAGCTGAATCTTTAACATCATTAGATGGAACAACAAAAGCATATTTTATTAAAGAGATTGATGATGGTTTGTATGAAGTTTATTTTGGTGATGGTGTTGTTGGTTTCAAACCACAACCTGGAAACTATCTAACATTTGAATATTTCGTTTCATCTTTAGATGCACCAAATGGTGCTAACGTATTCTCTTATGCAGGTTCTTCACTTCTTGGTTCTGGTTTAACTGTTGTTACTTCTACTCCAGCATTGGGTGGATCTGCTCCAGAAACTGTAAACTCTATTAAGTTTAATGCTCCACGTATGTTTGCTGCACAGAACAGAGCAGTTACAACTGAAGACTACAAGACAATCATCTATAAAAATTACCCACAAGCACAATCAGTTGTTGTTTGGGGTGGTGAGGATAATGACCCACCAATTTACGGTAAGACTTTTATTTGCGTTAAACCGACTGATGCTGCAAAACTAACTCAGACTCAGCAGGACTTTATCCGCAACAACATTATTGCACCACGTTCAATTGTTTCTATTACCCCAGAGTTCGTAGATCCTGAATACTTCAACGTGCAGATCTCCGTGACTGCTTATTATAACTCCAAAGTATCTGACAAGACTCCTGCGCAGTTAGAAACAATTATTCGTGATGCTATTTACGAATATGATACAACAGAACTTCAACAGTTTAATGGTATTATGCGTTATTCCCAGTTGGTTCGTTTGATCGATGAGTCAGATACTGCTATCGTGAACAATACAACTCGAATTCAGATTCGTCGTGAATTCACTCCACGATACAACTTATCTTC